CTGGAACTGTGCTTCCTTGCAGCCTTTCTTCTTATTATCGAATGGGACCATATAAAACTGTCCGAGCTGCGGGGACGGTGAAAGATTCAGCGCCTCTCCAAGTAATGCAGCATTTACAATACTAGGGCTTGTACACTCCTGTAATGCCGGTGTGCTCTGCACCGCACTTACGATACTGGAAATAAATCTTGTCCCGTTCTTTCCGCCAACCACCTGATTGATCTGCTTCTTTACCGCATCGTTCTGCAGGTAAACCGACAACTTCATTGACTGATCCTGTCTTGCCAGACTGTTCTGTACTGCCATGTCTTATTCCACCTTTCCGAATCGAATCTGATTCTTTAACATATATTCACGGAGTGCCATGAGCTGTTCACTGGTTCCCCATACACGGAAGTCAAGCTGGAATACTGGTTCTTCCTCTTCCGGAATTGAAGCTGTTTCCTCTGCCGGAGCTTCCGGTACAGATCCGGATGCTGCTTCCTTCTCTGCTGCAGGTTCTTCTTTCTGTTCAGCTGCAGTCTGCTGCTTCGCTGCCTCTTCCGCTTCCCTTGCTTTCCGCTCTGCCTCCATGCGTTCTGCTTCCAGCTTTCTCTTCTGGATATCGTCAAGCCTCTGTCCTTCCTGGATTGCCTGGTTCATATCCAGTGTCTTCCGGTAAACTTCCATTGCTTCAAACTTAAACTCCGGAAGCTTGCTGATCGTTACCACATCTGTACCGATCTGGTACATCCGGCTCTTCATCTGCTCTTCAATCTTTGGCAGCGTAACCGTTGCATTCAGCCACTTTTCATCCCAGATCATGTCCAGCTTCACAAAACTCTGGAAACCGATGGACGTAAACAGCTCCTCAATCTCTTCCCGTTTTACTGTCTTGCGACGTTCATCAATCTCTCTAATCTGGGAGTCAATCAGTCCGATTGGTTCATCGATCAGAGCTGTGATTTCCTTGACCTGCTGCTCAAACTTGGTGTACGGCTCCATGCAGATCTTCTTGACACGCTTCCGTTCGTCCTCGAAAGCTTTTTTCAGCTTATTCAGATCCGCCCGGTCTGCCTTCATATCCTTCAGAGAATCCTCTGTGTAGGCGATCGTCTTATAGTCCTTTACCTTCTCGGCAATCGCAGCCTTTAATTCCTCGTTGTTCCACAGGATCTGCTCTGTAAGCCAATTTTCCTGTGGATTTGTAATCCGTAATTCCATACGCTCCTCCTTCTTTTTTAGATCTCCGGAAGTATCAGTGGTGGTTTTCTTCCACTTTCCACATACTTCCAAAATTTGATTTCTTCTTCCTGCAGATAATCCAGATCAGCCTGAACTTCTGTTCTTTCAATAAAATAATGCTTTACCTGTGTCCGGACATCTGTTCCCCAGTTGCTCCGCAAATGCGCCCGGAGGACAACAAACTCATATCCGGTTACCAGCAGATAATGCAGCACCTGGATATAATAGTTATCCGGGATCCGGTCCTTCCATTTCTCATACTGCATAGACTGCAGAATGTTGGTGGTCTTAATTTCCAGAATCCCTTTCCGACCATCCTGATCAACCAGCTCCCCATCCAGAGAAGCCTGCATGAACGGATAATCCAGGCTCTGCAAGATCCGGTATTCATGATGCATGACCTGATACTGTGGATAATCCAGGCGGAACAGCTCTCTGATATACTGCTCCGCCTCTTTCCCATAGATTACGTAAGGCTTCTCTGAAATATCTGGTGCAATCCTTCTCCCGGTCTTTTCTTCAAACAGCTCAATGTTTGTCTTGTACGGGTTCTTTCCCACTACGGCACTTGCATCACTTCCGCCGATTCCGTTTAACCGCCCCTTCAGCCAGGCTTTTTCATCTTCAAAATCATAGATTTTATAAGGTTCCATCTTTTCCTCACGCTTTTCATATAATGATATATGTATGTTCTGTTCCGTCTACATGCTGTTCTGCCACTTCTACCGCTTCCTCGTAATAGCCGAATAAGCCGTAGATCCACCCATCAGAGCACCGAATAATCAATGGTTTCTTTTCCATTATCACGCCCCCTTTAGGTACACATCTTCCTCTAAAGTGGCAGATTTTTCAGAAGCATCATCACTTTACCCATTGCTGTCATCGCTTCCTGTGTGATTTCTTCATCTGTTGCAAAGCCAAGCCTTACCGCCTGTTTAACGAGTTCTTTGGTTTCAGCCTCGCTATAGTCTCTTTTCTCAACCATTGTTGTTCTAATGCTTCGGATAATGCATGCCAAATCCGTCATTATATCCGGAACTCCATTCACTGCCTTGATTTCACGCATCCCTTTTTCAACTTTGATCATTGACTTTCTCCTCCGACTTTCCTATAATTTAATTGGTATTTTTGTTATGTGCGCCACTGGAAGCTGCAACTTCCGGGCGCATTTTTATTGTCTTTACGCCTATCCTATCCAGATGATTTGCCAAATCCGACAAGTATGCGATCGCATTGTTCTTGTAATACTCGGATGTACCATCAACCCGATCCAGTGATCGAAGCTTATTGATCATCTTATCAAGCTCGGCTGTCCGAATGCTCTTACGCTGCTTCTCTTCTGGCATGCTCCTTCGCCTCCCTTATTTTCCTTTTCCGGTACTGCCATTCCCGTATCCGGAAATATTCCAGTGCAAATGCTCCGGTAGTAAGTGTTGTGATTCCAAGTGCTGCATATAAATAAAACAGCTCCTGACTTTTCACCGAACACGCACCAGCCATCATCAAGATTCCGATAATACTTGCCGTTACGCTGAGTGTCTTTGCAATCTTGTAAAACATCTCTTATCCCTCCTTTGCTTGTCCAACTGGTACCGCTTACGCGGTTTTCTCAATGGTATATGTAATTTTCACTTTTTCCTGTTCTTCCAATAAAGAAATCATCACCTGTATGATTTTTTCGATATCGGGTTTCATGCTTACCACCTACTTTCTATTGAAGTTTATGCGGTGCTGGTTGTACTTGTTGATTTGTCCTGTTATTGTCTGGTATAATTTTCCAAAAAAGCAACGAAAGGACAAAGCAATATGAAGTATCTTATAAACACAACTTATTTAAGTGACTCTCAAAAACGTAATGAAAATGTCGAATTATCTTCTTCCTGCCCTTGCTGCGGTGTTTCTCTTTTTCCAGATCTTCTTTATGCAGTATGTGTTGATCACGATGATATGGAAGAAGACATTGTTTATACTTTCAATCACTGTCAAAATTGTGATGAATGTTTTATTTCCAAACACCCATTCGATGAAGAAAACGGAGATGGTTTTATTTACGCATCAAGTTCTCCCGTCAAATCCTGTGAACAGAATTTTTCTGAAGCGATTACTTCGCTTTCCCCAAATTTTGTATCTATTTATAAACAAGCTGCCCTCGCTGAGTCACTGGGATTAGATCAAATTTGTGGTATTGGTTATCGCAAAGCCATTGAGTTTTTAGTTAAAGACTATACCATTCATAAATCTCCAAATTCTAAGGACGCTATCCTCAAAGCGACTCTTGGCTCATGTATTTCCAATTACATCAAAGATGATCGTCTTACCACACTCGCCCGTGCTGCAACCTGGCTCGGCAACGATGAAACCCATTATGTACGACAGCATCCTGATTACACGCTTAAGGAATTAAAAGCCTTTGCCGATGCCTTTATTACATTTATAGATGCTGATTTGGCATATGAAGCTGCTTTAAAATTAGTTACTCCTTAGAATTTTTCTTCCCAGCTATTTCGCCCATCAATATCTGCTCTGAAATCAGTTCTCCTTCTAAAGTCCAGTATCTTCTCACGCTGCGTACTGGACTTTCTTCTGTCCCTTTTCCTTCTGCAGTGTCTGTTCTGATTACTTTTACAATTTCTGCCTTCATATTTTTTGCTTTCATCTTCTCACCTCTCTTTGCTTGGAATAACACAATCATTTATTCTGCCATTCCACTAACACCACAATATTTTTGTCTCGTCCTGTCTTTACATTTCCGGTTCAATTGGAAGATCTTCCTCTGTTCTCTTTGGAAATCTTGCCTGAAAGTCTTCTTTGCTTACCGGAACACCAACCAATTTGATGAAAATTCTTTCTCTGGAACTGTTATATCTCACTCCACATTCTTTAAACTTTTTATCAAACTTCAAAAACGCCATTCGTTTACTTGATGCCCTGATATACAACTTAAACCGGTCTTCAGACTCCAACCAAACTTGGTACAAACATTCTTTTCCTCCGCAATCAAGCTCTGCATCAATCAAATAATCAGCTGATACATTCAATGCCTTTGCTAGTTCTTCTACAGCATCCAAATCAATTCTGATTTTCACATTTTCCATATTTGATATACGGTATTCTTTAATTCCTGTTTTCACCGCAAGATCTTTCTGCGTAAAGCCATTCTCTTCTCTTAATTTGACAATGTTATTTGCAATGTCGCAGTAAAAATCAAATCCTATTCTCTCTATACTTGGAGAATCGTAAAACCTCATTTATCCATTCCTCCGTTCTTCTGTTGAATCTTTCCTGAATCTCATCTATACTTTTGAATACAGGCACCGCCATGCCAAATATTTATGGAAGGAGATATACACATGAATTCCAACTGGCACGCACAAATGATGGTTGATGAAATCAACAAACAAAGTGAACGTGATGCTCTTTTAAAAGAAACTCATGATACACTTTTAAAGATGCAGGAAGATTCCAAAAAAGAATCCGCTATAGAATCTAAACGTTTTATAATTCAGACCGTTCTTTCTGTAGCCTCTCTAATTGTTGCTGCAATTGCTGCTGTTGCATCCATAATTGCTTTGCTGTAATAATTATGGATATCTGATTGATAGTCGTTAAAAATGCGGCTATCGATACTGCTACGATTGATACTCTATCAGCCATCTTTCTGCTCACCTCGCTCCCCCTTCATCTATTGCAAATAATTCAGTTTTCTCCTATACTTTAAATACAGGCACTGCCATGCCGAGCATAAAAAGAAAGGAGATCCTTATGAAGTTTGATCCTAATTTAATTCGAGATATCTTAATTTCTGTTTCCGAATCCATCTCTCCTGACGAATACGGATTCGTCTCACAAATCTACCCAGTTGACATAGCTCAAAATAAGCTATCCGATTATTCGCAAAACGAAGTTTTATACTGGATACGCCAGTTAATGAATTCGGGGATTTTAATAGAAGGTTCCAAATATGTTGATGAACCAATCTCTCACATCAAAGATTTATCTCTTGCGGGATATCAATTTATTGAAAACACTTCTAAGTCCTCTGTCTGGAAAGAGATTCGACCTCAACTTATTTCGGCTACATTTTCTAATCTTCCCAGTTTCATTCAATGCGCCATCGAATTGAGTGGCAAACTCATTTCCAAGTGTTCGGACATCCATCTTCAGTGACAGTTCTGCGAGACTGTCATTTTCTTTTATGGAAAATTCACATTCTCGAATTCCCCTGATAGTTACTCCATCTAAAAGAATATGACCACTTCTTAATTCAAATAAATGTAGCTTTCCCATTTCCTCACCTCACTCTTCTGCTTTCTGTACTCATTGCTTAGTTGAGTTTTTCTTAACTTCATGTGTAAAAAAATATGCATGGATATCAGTATTGGGAATTTCAAGTATAGATATAGCATTCTCCATTTCTTCCTGCCCCCAATCAACAATATTATTCAACTTATTGCTGACTGAAACCTCTGACAATCCAAGCTTTTTTGAAAATTCGGACTGCGTACCAAACTTTTCCTTTATACGTCCTCTCAGTTTCCTGTAATCATAGTTACAAGCCATATCATCATCTCCTTTCAGTTGAGTTTTTCTCAACTACAGTTAGAATAGCATCTGTTTTTCATATTGTCAACACGCTTTTTAAGTTTTTCTCAATTTTATTAAATTATTATTGATATTTTCTCAACCATGATTTATAATCAATTTTAAAGAAAGCTTTAATCAGCGGAGGTGGAAATATTGGAAAAAGCAGAAATTAAAGACCGAATCAGAGAGGCTATGGAATTGAGAGAATTAACACAGTCAGAACTTTCAGAGAAGGCAAAAATAGATAAAGGTCAGCTCAGCTCATATTTATCTGGAAAGTATAAACCTCGGCAAAGGAATATCGAAGCACTTGCAAAAACGCTTAATGTTGATGAAGCATGGCTCATGGGTTTTGATTCTCCAATGGAGCCCCAATCAGCCAATGTTTCCAATGAAAATCGGTTTAATTCAGATGACGAACGCACCTTAATTCTTTCCTACAGAAAATTAAATGATAAGAATAAGAAAAAATGTTATATCTACACAAACACTCTTCTCACCAATCAACAAATGGAGGATGAACTCATAGTGAAAGCAGCTCATAAGTATGCCAATGTAGATGTAACTGAAGAAATGAAACAACATGCCGATGATATCATGAACAATCCGAGCGAATGGGAGTGATTAAATGACATATGAAGAACTGTTGAATATTTCGGAAACCGAAAATCTGATAGTGAAAGAAAAGAATATTCCGGGATACGGCGGACGAATATACAAGAACCGAATCGCCATCCACCAAGGAATCGACACGTCCATCGAAAAAGCATGTGTTCTTGCTGAAGAACTCGGGCATTACTATACTACTGTCGGAGATATCTTAGATCAGTCTAAACCAGAGAACCGAAAGCAGGAACGTCAGGCAAGGCTCTGGGCGTACAACAAGCAGATCGGTCTGATCGGACTGGTACGTGCCTTTGAGCATGGCTGCCAGAACCGGTTTGAGATTGCAGAATACCTGGAAGTGACAGAAGAATTTCTGGAAGAATGCATTGAATGTTACCGGAATAAGTACGGGATTTGTAAACGGGTAGATAATTATGTGGTGTATTTCACGCCATATCTTGCAATTATTAAAATCATATAATAATACAAAGGAGAATGCTTTATGGGAATAGGGGATATTTTTAAAATCAAGCAATTTAAAACGGAAATCGAACAACTCAAAACAGAAAATCAAAATTTACTTAACAATAATCAAAATATGCACCAGCAGCTCCAAGAATTAGGTGCATTTGACTATTACAAGATCCTTGATATGACCGAGCAGTTAAAAAAGGAATATGAAGCAAAAAAGCTGACTGCTCAGGAAGATTTTCAGAAACATCTGGATTCTATCGATAAATCCATCGCTGAAAAAAATTCTGAATGTCAAAATATCTTGAACCAATTAGAAGAATTGCGTTCTCAAGAAGTAAAATTAAACAAGAATGTAAAAACTCAAACTAATAAACTAAATAAATCTAAGGAACTCGTGAAAGCCATCAATTACACATTTGATAAATACTTGAATTATGAGCCTTCACAAAGCACTCTTCGCTTTCCCGAAAATCAATTATCTGAACTGGAAGAAATTAGTCCATCTGTTATATTAAAGCTACATTGCATGGATATAAAAGATTTGCGGAAAGCCTATAGGCTTAATGATAAGCAGATAGATTCTATTTTACAAAAGTATTCCGCCAGATACACTACAAAAGCCAATCAAGCTATTTATAAGTTAATGGTTATTGCACTCAGAGCTGAGCTTCAGAATATTTTATATAACCTCAAATATGAAAAGCTCGACACATCAATTGGAGATGTAAAAAAAGTAACTCAAAAATTCTTAAAAGTTGCAGCTGAAGGGAATCAAAGCATAGCCGGTACATTAACTAAATTTATCGGAGAAATAGAATATCTCTTTATCAATGCTGTAAAAATAGAATATAACTATTATGTAAAAAAAGAACAAGCTCGTCAAGAGCAGCTCGCTATTCGTGAACAAATGCGTCAGGAAGCACAAGAACGCAAAGCTCTCGAAGCAGAACGCAAGAAAGTAGAAAAAGAAGAATCTAAATATAATACCGAAATAGAAAAGTTGCAAAATCAGTTGCAATCTGCCTCTTCATCTGAACTCGAACAACTTAATGCTCGAATCCTTCAATTACAAGCACAATTATCCGAGGTTGTTCTTAAAAAAGAAGAAATTTCCAATCTTGCAAATGGAAAAGCCGGAAACGTATATGTTATTAGCAATCTTGGTTCATTTGGCGAAAATGTATTTAAAATTGGAATGACAAGAAGACTTAATCCTCAGGATCGTGTAGATGAATTGGGTAATGCATCTGTTCCATTTAAATTTGATGTCCATAGCTTTTTTTTCTCTGATGATGCTGTTGGATTGGAAAGCAAATTGCATGAAATGTTAAATCAAAAGCGAGTCAACAAAGTAAACATGAGAAAAGAATTCTTCAACGTTACAATAGATGAATTAGAAGAATTAGTCACTGAAATAGAACCAACTGCCGAATTTAACCGAACTATGGCAGCCGAAGAATACCGTCAATCTTTATCAACTACTGAAAACTATTCAAAAAATTACGTTGATACCGATGAAGATGACGAAGAACTAGAATAA